AGCCGTTAATTTTATGTAGTTAGTTTCATGATAGTTTTCAAAACAAATCTCTCCACTATTGGGAGGCACTTGTAAATAAAATATTCCGCTATAAAAACAATTTCTATGATTATGAATATGAGAAGCTTCTCCTGGTGATGATTTAGTTATCCATGAAGTAGTAATACAAAAATCTGTATTAGTATATTTTAAATATTCATTTTTAAAATTAGGATTTTCAATAGATACAATATTAAAATCTGTATTATTAAAGTTCATTATGTAACTTGTATCTAAAGCTGACTTATCACCTCTATATCTAATTAAAACTTCAAACCTTTGTGGACTTACTTGTTGATCACCTTGTACTCTATCTTGAGCTACTTTTGGTTTTATTTCTGCAAAAGCTGTAAAGAAAGTATTATTTGCTTTTGTAAAACCTCCATAACTATCTTCTGATAGTGTAGTAGTTTTGAAAGTAACTTTGTTTCTAAGTCTTCCCACTTTTGAAACTGACATGTTACCCTCCTAATGTTGAGTTTAATCTTTTTATTTTATAAGGATCAAGCATACCCATAATTGTATAAGGTATTGCATTTGTACTATCTTTTGTAACAGCTTCTCTATTTTCATAAAGATGTGCTACTAATAATTTTATTGCTTGTTTAATTGGTGTTGGTACATCATCTCTACTTGAACCATAACCTGCAACATAAGTTATTTCATAAGCATTTACAGTTCTTAAATCACTTGCACTTGGAAATGTTTTTCCTCTTTTTAATACAATACGACCTGATTCTGCTTGTGTATCAACATGATAATTACTTGTAGCAAATGTTGTTGCTGTATTATCTTCATCAAAATATTTAAAATGTGTAACTGATACTAAAGGTGGTCTAGGTAAAACAATATAGCTTAATGATCTATTTATATCAGGAGCAGTAAAAAAACCCTCTGGATAATATTTATCATCATTACCATAAGGTAAACCATCTAAACTTAATTTTAAAGTTTGATTTGTTATTGCTCTACCTGTATATTTTTCAACAGCAAACTGTGCAGTAGAAATCAAAGTATTTAGATAAGTATCATCTTCACTACCATCTAAACGTAAGTGTGTTTTTGCTTCTGCTAAAGTTATAGCTGTTTCAGACCAAGCTGTTGTTATTGTTAGACCTGACATTTAATTACTTCTTTTTATTGCCTAATACTTTTTTAATAGCTTTTTTAACTTTGCTTTCTTTTTTTTCCATATCATTGACAACTTTTGTAGATTTTTCTCCAACACTTTTTTCTGCTCTACCATCATTACACCAAGCTGTTGCCATTTCCATTTCTAATTTACTGTTCATTTGATAAGTTTGTCCTGCTTTGTAAAGCATTGTTGAACCACCATTATCAACTGCACCTACCACATCTTTATTCATTTTAATTTTCATTTTATCCTCCTATATAATTCTTAACTATCTTCTTCCAGAGTTTCTTAAAAAATTTTTTAACTTTTTTCATAAATTCTCCTTTTTAAAAGTATGGGGGATTGCTCCCCCACACTATATAATTATTATTGATTCGCTTGTGATGAAGCTGGACCATGTAATGGTCTTCCTTTAACACCAACTACTCCAACAATAGTTCCTGTGCCATGAGTACCTGAATAGTTTAAAACTACTCTAGAGTATCTCTTTCCACCTACATAACCAATAGCATAGACTGCATTACAGTCACCATTAGCATCAATAGTTTGGAAAACACCTGAACTATCAACTGTTCCTCCAGTAACATCTGTATTAGATGTAACATCAGTAAATGTAGCATTGTCGTCAGAATGTTCTAATTCAATATCAATCTTGTTAGTTGTACTGAATGTTATTCCTGGCGCACCTACGTTTACAACGTGTACTACAGAAGAAAAGCCTTGAGAATCAATTGCAGTACAATTTGTATCTGCATCTTTTACGATAGCATTTAAACTTTCGTCAATTGCTATGCCTGATTTTCCGTCTTGCATTTTTATATCCTCCTATATAATTACGCACCACATTGTAGAATCTGAATAGCTTCAGGTAAAATTACCTGTCCACCAATTCTTCTTCTTGCAATGTATCTTACGTTACCTGATGTTGCCTGAGTGAATGGATCTCTCATTACTGAAAGTGTAGTTCTATCAACAATCATGTACCCTCTTCTGAAATCACCAAAATAAACTGGTTTTGCAGAAGAACCTAAGTCAGCTACATCAGTAGCTTCAACATAAGGAGCACCTAAAATTGTATTTGGAACACCCACTTGTAGTGAGAATCCTGCTTGGAACACATATTGTCCAGCACCATCTTGTAGCTTTCTTACTGCTGCAAGTGTTGCTCTATTCAATACAAATGTACCATTTCTAGAATAGTCAGGTTTTACTGCGTGGTATAAACTGATTAAAGAGTTTGCGTTCAAAGAACCACTTACTCCTGATGCAGTTGTACCAACAGACGAGTTTGTTACTATTCCTTCAGGTTTACCAACTGAATTACCTGATACGAAAGCATTACCTTCAGCTTTTGCAAATTGCTCTGCAAATTCTGTTGACATTTCTTGTTCAAGATTGAAGACAGAATCTTCTAACTCTTGTTCTGAAATATCTACTAACGCATATAATTCATGTGTTGGTATTTCTTCTAGACCTACTGCATAGCCAGTAGTTTCACTTCTAGTTCCTTGTTCTGCAACAAATGTTGCTGAAAAAGTAGCAGTCTTTTTAGGGATCTGCACTGATCTATTAGTTGTACTTCTAACTCTTGCAAGTGATCTAATTGGACTGATCTCAGTAATACCTTTGATTAACTCTCTCACATACTCAGGTGGAGCAAGATAACCAGCAGTATTATCATTAGACGCAGTAAGAACTTTTAATTCTTCTGGTCCTAGAGATTCTTTGCCCTCTCTTAACCATCTTTTGTAGACTTCCATTTCTTTTGATTCAGTAACAAAGTTACCTTTTCCGAAATCTGGTCTAGAAATCATAGTTTCGATTCTGTTGAGTTGGTCTTTTTGTTCGTCTTGAGCAAGTTTTTGCTTAGTCACTTTTTGGTTTACATCTTCTAAATCATCAAGAGATTTTTCAATTCTTTTTAATTTGTCAGAAGTAATCACATCAGCAGAACCTTTAGCTTTAATTTGCTTTAGTTCTTCTTGGTGAGTGTGCTTAAACTCCTCAAACGCTTTACCTAGACCTTCAACAGCAGACTTAACTTCATTATTATCTAATGTAGTCATTGTGTTTCTCCTAGTTTTTATTGTTTGATTTAATAATATTAGCAACCTTATAAATAAGATCAGCTAACTGTTTTGTATCATCATCTCGATGATTTAAAGCTCCCATTAATGCTTTTGCACCAACTTTAGCCTCTGTTCGTGATAAACCTCCAGCATCACGCAGGATTGTTTCCCACTCACGAATACTTTTTTCTCCTTTGACTGATTGAACCATTGCTCTTTCATTCATTGGAAAAGTTACTAATGATATTTCTAAAAGCTGTACTTCTTTTAAAGTTCTAGTTCTTTTAGATTCATTGTAAATTTGTTTTTCAGGATTAGCTCTAAAACCAATTGACATACCATCAATTGCTCCTAGTTTCATTAACTCATAAGTTTCTCTACCTTTTTGAGTTCCTAATGCTAATTTACCTCTTACAAATAAACCTTTTGAATCTTCAAACACTTCTGTAAAAATTCCAATTGGTTCATCTGTTTTATGTTGTGATAAAAGTTTTACTTTGTTTGCTGGTCTTTCAGCTAAACTTTTTGTAAATGCTCCTTTGGCAACTATATCATTACCATTATCTACATTACCAAATGTAGAAGCATAACCAGAAAATATACCCTCATCTTCAGATTTTATTTCTGCTACAAAAGTTTGTTTTTCTGTTTCATGTTTACCACATGTACCATCGCAACAATCTTTATCTTCTTCTAATTCTTTTTTCTTTGGTTTCTTTTTATCATCATCTTCATCATCATGATAAGGTTTACCCTCACTTGGTTTGTTTGATAAAGCATTCATATAATCATCATGGGTTTTGCATGGCATATAAATTGTTTTACCATTTTTATCATGTGAATGAATACCAGTACAACCAATCTCTTTGGCTCTTGCA